AGGAGCAGGAGCAGCTTTTGGCTTTTTCGATGAGTTCGACACAACAGATAATTCTGCCTTGCCAGCACCAACCAAAATAGAAGCATCAGCATCGGTGACATCAATGACAGAGCCAGAGTCCTTGCGGACTCCAGCGACTATCACATCACGGATGATCTTGACCTTCGCCATTATGTGCCGTAGCAGAATGCGCCAGGTTGCTTGATTCCGAAATCGCAATCCTGTAGGGCAATAACTCTTACGTTGCCTTTAGATGCACCGAACCAAGGATCAACAGTTAGATCTAATCCAGACCATGTGGCGAAGATCAGCTGACTGAAGTCTCCAAAGAGAACATCGTTGTTTGCAAGCTGGTTAGAAACAATAGCGTCGTAGCCATTGATCTCGTTATCAGCGTAAACAAACTGAGCAGTAGAAGTAGAACTCTTCTCTGTTGCCTTCAATGCGCCTCTTGCACTTGAGTTGATGATGTACTTAAGAGCACCTTGATCAGCATTAGCTACAGAAACGTCTGTTTCCATTGCGATGTACTGAACAAATGTTCCGTAGTTAGTAATCGTCTCAGTACCAACGCCAGTTGTATTAGTAATACCTGTTGGCTGGTTTGAACTTCCAGAACCATAGATAGCAGCTCTGTCTAGCTCAATTGCAATCTGCTTCGCAACGTCGTTACGAACCATTGATTCAACTGAAATACTTGACTGAAGAAGAAGCTTTCTTGTGTAGTCAACAACAGCACCTACTGTTTTAGGTGTGAGGTTTACCTGGTCGAAAGCCTGCTGACTTTCTGTAGGAGCTGCACCTTCACCAACCCAATATGCTGTTGAACCAGAAGTTTGCCTAGGGATACTAACGTTGCCTTCTAAACCAGAAAGAACAGTAGTACCAGCCTGCATTACCGCCATGCGGTTTCTTAGCACTTCAATGAAAGAACCAGCGAGAAGCTCAGTTTCAACTAGGTTTCCACCTGCTGTTGCTGTACCTACGTTCAAGTCACGAGCAAGTACTTCGTTAGGAACAAGTATGCCTGCGGCAGGCTTGCCATAACGCTTTGCTGCTTCTTCAGAGCACTCACGCTCAAAGCTTGCTGCTTCTTGTGCATTTCTGTCAGAAGGATTCGCTAGTGCGTTTAAAGCACGAAGGAAAGAGTAGCGTCTTACTTCCTTCTCTTCCAATCCAACTTGGCTAGAGGTTGTAGTCATGTCAGTTGACCGTATAGGGGCGTTGTTTTGCTCAGACCTTTTTGAGATAAGTCCAAGGATTTCACCTCTAGCTTCATCAACAGACTTGCCGTCTTTGATAAGAGACTCGGTGAGGTCTTCTGCGCCATGTTGACGGCATTCAGAATAAATTGTTGCAGAACGAACTTGCTCTTCAGCAAGCGCACGTTCTACTTCGGCTGCTGCGTCAACAACAACCTCTGGAGCTTCTACGGCAGGGGCCGTATCCACCACAGTTTCTTGTGATTTTTCTTCCATAGAAAGAACGGAGGGAGATGCGGTTCGTGCCGCAGAACTGATCTCCTCTTCAGGAGATTTGTTACTAATAATAATATTATTAGATTGAGAGGGTTCGGCTACTTTTTCTTCGGAAGAAATTAAGGACCGACCTATCCCTACAGTTGGGTCCGCAGGAATCGGAGTAATACTTATTTCATGCACTAACCAATCATCTGCAACGAAGGTTCCCTCTCTTTCTTCGATGTTTTTAATCTGATAACCAAATGAAATTCCACGTAAAATTCCATCTTTAACGTCATCTAAGACTTCAGTAGCAAATTTATTGCGTGAAAAGCGAACTTTTGCATAAGCACGTTTAGTTGAAGGATCAACTCTCGCGGATTCAACTATTCCAATGTGGCGATCTGGATCGTGATTCCAAAGAAGAGGTGCAGCACCTGAATTTAGGCGACTGAAATCAACTGAAGTGTCATCATGTTTTAACACTTCTTTACCAAAATACCTTTCAACTGGGTATTCAGAGCTGAATGGAAATTCAAAAGTGCGTCCTTTTCCTACACTTCTGAACTCAGTAACCTCGGTTCTCTGATGTTTCTCAGAAGGATCGAATCTCTTCTCAGGAACAACCTCTTCCTTAATCTCCTTTTCTTCTATATCAGGAGATGTCTTTTCAGTTTCCATTCGTTTTAATTTGAGTGGCCTAAAAACATAATAGAGCCTTTACCCAATATCATGCTTTGCTTCTCTTTCTTTTCGGTGTCGGTGGACTTGCTGGTGCTTCTATATCTAATTCTAATTGATCAGGTTCATCAAGTTTATCTTTATCTAAACTGACGCCTAATCCCTTGGCGACATCTTGTTCTCTAGCTAATTCAGCAACGATGTCATCATAATCACCGCCATTTGAAGCAGCTATTACCTGTGATTTCGTCATATACCCTGCCTGCTCTGCTTCTCTATAAGCCTTTACCTCTTTCAATGGATCTACAAAATGCTGTGCTGGAGGTGTCCATCTTGGTTTACAGAAACGATCAGCACGAGAAGCGAAATCAGGAAGATCAAGAGCACCACTCAAAACAGCAAGAGGTAACCACTCTTTAAAAACCCGATAATGGAAATTATCAATCAGATATCTTTGGACAAATCTCCAATGCTCACGATCCTCTAATAGAGAAAGCCTAGAACTTGAATAATTAGTCTCACTGAAATCTTTAGAGACAGTTTCATATGAACAACCAAATCCAGTAGCAAACCTACGGATCTTATTCTTCACGAACATCTCATACTGCTGAGCTGGATAATCAATATCTGGGACATGAACACTCTCACCAGGCATGAGGTAGTTCCACTGCCCTGGCTGAAAATCTTGAACACGCTGATTACTCTCTACCTCATCACCAACAAGTTCACCCTCATTATTTTGAACAAACCCCATAATGCTCGCGGCTGCCCTAGCACGAATCACCGCAGCTTCTTCGTACCCTTGTAATTGGTGGGCATCAGCCATAACACTATGGAACCAAGGAACACCTCTGTTCTGGCCTGGTCTTTCAGGAATGAAAAGATGAATAACATCTTTAGCTGGCAAGAAAATATGATCTTTCCCGCCATTAGGAGCATTTAGATAGAACGCATCACCAGGATGCCTAGTTAAAATCGCATATCTAACAGCCTTACCCCACTCATTAACCTCAACACCATTACGCCACTCATTATTCTTATTAGTTGTTTTTCCTGTGTACTCCTCGTCTAATAAATCACTCTCGATTAATTGCAACGCCAGAGGAATCCCAGTCGAGCCAAAAGGCTTACGAACTATTCTGAAAATAGCCTCCCCAGATTCAGGTAATGCACCACTAGCTAACCATTCAAATTGATGGAAGCTATAACGTCCTGCTGTATCACAATTCTCTGGACGACACCATTCCTTCCACTGAGACTCAATCATAGAATTAACTTTCTTATCCTTTTTATTTCCACGTAACTGAGAAACATCTGACTGGAACTTCACCCCAGTACCAACAACATTTATCTGTGTAGTCCTTTTAGCCTGTCTCGCATACGGATTATTCCGCACCATCTCTCGCGATCTATCTCTGAGTTTCCTTAATCCACTCCGAATTTCAGCATCAGCACTTAGCTGACTACTCATCCAACTAGCAGTTAAACGACCTGCTGCTGCGCCAGCATAAGATCTCAATTGCCTACGAGGTCTGACAATATCGGAGACAGCGGACTTATCGAAGCCATCCCCAGATGCCCAAAGTCCTTTCCATGCGTTTACTAAGCCCATTTTTAGTTAAAGCGAACGAACATTGAACGAGGATTACCAAGGCCATTAGCAATCTTACTTGCTGCACCTGCCCTTGCTATTTCTGCCTTTATTTGAGCTTTTAGCATAATTAACTCGCTTAATTCGTATTTTTTCGCGCTTCTGGCTCCTATTTTATACTCCTGAATACCTCCACCACTAATAATATTCCGAATTGCAGTCTCTATAGTCTCTAAATCCTTCTCTAATTGAGTCCTGCCATCGTAAAAAGCAGGTGTTCCCGTATAAGATAAACCCTCTAAAACTTCAAAACTACCCGTAAAAATAGTCTGTTTTTCATTGCCACCCTTATCTGCAACCGCTTGGTAATACCAGTCACCCGCAGAGAAATCGGTGGTAACACTAGAGGCGATAGTAAATTCCCAACCACCTCCTGCATAAGCAGATCCAGTGATAGTTGCGCCTTTAGGTCTAGCCGTTCGCAAGTAATACTTAACAGTCCAATCAGGACTGCTAATCGTATTGCCAAAAACATCTTCAGTAGAGTCAATTCTCCACTGAGCAATGTCTCCTGCTCTAATTTTTGAAGGAATAGTCACTTAAATCACCAATTGCCGACGAAATTACGTCGAATAGTTGACTTCTGCCTCCCTGATCTTAGCGGAGTTCCCTGCTTAGGCTCTTTCGGATCTCTCCTTTTCTCTAATTGGTCCCATATTGTTCTTCGATCATACTTCTGTTGAAAACGCTGAAAAGCAGCGTAGGCATAGACCATTTCATCTAAAGCCTCATTCCTAGCGTCACTTTTCTTCACCCAAACACGCTCTTGATAACCATGTTTATATCTTAAAACTTGTCTTTCTGCTGTTAATTCCTCGAAATAATCAGAAGTAATAGTCGGATAAAAATGAATATAACCTTCCCCAAGTTCAGAATCTCTTAAACGATTATGCAAAGTGGTCTTAATGATATCCACCCCAACTGGAAATAATTGAACACCCCTCTTTAGTGCCTTGCCTGAGAAATTAATATCCACCCTCGAAGGCTTACCTAAAGGAGGTTTGCCCTTCTGTCCCATACCCTTGATTCCAATGAGTCCCAATTGAGATCGCTCTCTGACATATTGATACACCTCTTGGGTAAAATGACCACCTGTATCTATTGCCGCACTCTCAATTTTCATCTCAAACCCATCCTCATTCTTATATTTACTCATTAAAACCTCATCAAGCTGTTTCCATAAATCTGCTCTCGCTGGAGATCCATAAATAACCTTCCTGTCAATTAAATACATTTCCTCATTGCGACCCATACCCCAAACACTCATAGACAAACGATCATCTTGGACGTCACACCCAAGACACAACATCAAAACTTCTCTAGGTGGAATTTCTTTCTCATATTCCTCCGCAGCAGCTCTCTTCATAAGAGCATCGGCCCCAACCTTAGAAGCGTACTCATCTTCCCAAACCTCACCCAGGATCGTATTTATCCAAGTCTTTAATTGCTCAGGATCATTCTTACTCTCTAAAAACTCCTCTACTAAGTTGGACCAACTGGCATTTGGTGAATATGAATATGCGGCCCAAATATGAAATCCAACATGACGTCCATTACCAGGATGAGTTTTCCTCCACTCACCACGTTCTACCATCCATCTTTTTTTACTATGAGGAATGTGATGACCACAGTGCTCACACCTGTAAGCAGCAGTAGCAGGGTCATTATCTACAACAGTCGCAATCAAATTGGGCCATTTTAAATACTGATAATGATTACATTCTGGACAAGGGACGTAATACCTCTGTTGATCAGATTGATCAAATAATCTTTCTATCCGGCTGAAATCCTTGATAGTCGGAGTACTACCAGCAACTATCTTTCTATTCCAATAATATTCTGTCCTCCTAATACCTAACTTGATCTGGTCACCTTCAGTTCCTGCCGAGGCAGGGTAGCCATCCGTTTCGTCGAACAAGACGATCCTTCTGCTAACCCTACGAAATCCCCTCGCGCTATTTGCACCTACCAAAGATAAAGTCCCACCAGGATATTGTTTCTGTAAAAGTGTATTTGTAGAATCCTTTGATTTAGCATCATTAACCAAACCTTTTAAGCATTTAGTATCCCTAATCATAGGTGCTATCTCTTCTTTCGAGTAACCAGTCGCGTCCTCAATTGTGGGTTGCACAACCATAATTGGACAAGGGTCTTGATGAATATGATAAGCAATAATGTGATTTAAGATCTTAGAATAACCAACCCTAGCTGACTTCATTACCGTAACTTGTTCAACATCAGGATTAGTAATTGCATCCATAATCCCTTTCTGATACGGCAAAGTCCTCCATCTGCCACCCTCTGCTGAACTCTCCGCTGATAAATAAGCATACTCATTAGCCCACTCACTAAGTGTTAACTTCCTAGGTGGCTTGAATGCCAGATAAGCATTCTTTTCTAACTCTGTAATACTGCTCATGCCGCTTGAGGAGAAGCCAACTCTTCTAAAGCTTCACGAATAATGTCCTCCAGGTGACTCATTGCATTCGTATCTAAATCAGGGATACGTTGCTTTGCCTTTGAAGGAACTCCTAATAACTTGGTGCGAGCAGTAGTAATGATATTTTCCCAAGTAATTTTCACCTCTGACATAGGGACCAGATCCTGCTCTTTCTGCTTCCTCTCCAGCTCTAGCAACTCAGCTTTTAGATGCTCTGTCCTGGCACGACTCTCCTCATACTCAGGAATCGACTCATTTGTCTTACTATTTCTGACTTTTCTAGCTGGTTGCTTTAATGACTGACTGGCTTCTTGAGCTTTACGCATCCTCTTGAAAGCTGATTTCTTTGTCCATTCATCTTTCATAGTGTCACTATTTATGACAATCTTGCCCCTGCTATCCTCCATTGCCGTTAAACGTCCCTCTTTGATTGCACCGTAAACAGCTTGGACCGTTACACCCATTTCCTTCGCTGCCTCAGACCTAGTTATCAACGGCATTTAATTGTAAGAACTTACACTTTGCTTACAATAGCAAACTTGTACCCTCATGCTATAATCCCGCATCCTGACTAAAATCTATTCTTTTTCAAAATTAGTCCTGTAAGGGAATTAAGTGATGTAAGAACTTCTTACAGTCTGTGCCTAGTAAAATTTTGCGCCTCGAAACCACT